TACCGCCACCGATTGGGCAACCACCTTCACTATTGACCGCAAGCCCGATGTATTTACCTGGGATGCCGACGGTATGGGAATGGGCCTGAAGCGCCAGATATCGGATGCCTTCGCCGGCAAGAAGATCATGGTCGAGGCCTTCCGAGGATCTGAGGGCGCCGACAACCCAGAGCAGATATACGAGCGGATCAATACCGAGGTCAAGAATCCCAAGAAAAACAAGGAGACCTTCATCAACAAAAGGGCACAGTACTACTGGATTCTCCGTGATAGGATGTACAGGACTTATCTGGCGGTAGTGAAGGGGCAGAAAGTATTCAACCCTGACGACCTGATCAGCTTCAGTTCAAGCATCAAGGAACTGTCTGGATTGCGGGCAGAGTTGTGCAGGATACCCAGGAAGTATAATAATTCCGGCAGAATACAACTCCTGTCGAAGCCAGAGATGAAGAAGCTGGAGATCGAATCGCCCAACATGGCCGATGCGGTGATGATGCTCATGCGCCCGGTTGAGGTGAAGAGAAAGGCCCAGAAGATCAAATTCACGGGATGGAATAGTTAATGCCGACAACTAAGCAATGCGACGACCATGTCTGGGTACTGGAGCAACTCAAGGCGGCACAGGAAGCAGACCACGACATGCGCGAGCAAGTCAGAGAGGCCCACCTATTCGTCGATAAGAGGGACGGGCAGTGGGAGCCCTACTGGTGGGATAATGCAGGCGACAAGCCCCGATACACATTTGACCTCTGTAATCCGATTATCGACCAGGTTGCTGGCGATATGGAGAAGAGAGACTTCGATATCCGTATCTCTCCCGCCGGCGGCGATGCCACCAAGGACACGGCCAAGGTCTATGACGGGCTGGTGCGCAACATCGAGTCGATGTCGGACGCCGGATCGACCTATAACTGCTCTGGGAGGGAGATTGTTACCTCGGGGTTGAGTGGGTGGCGGGTTGTGCAGGACTATGTGGACGACGACACCTTTGACCAGGACCTGCTGATCAAGAAGGTAGGTAACTGGGTAGACAGGGTGTGGTTTGGCCCCCATGAGGAGCAGGACGCCTCTGATGCCACGATGTGCTGGGTTCTGACTGGCATGGGCCTCGAAGAGTTCAAGGTTAAATACCCGAAAAGATCCCAGTCTGCGTCAATGGACGGTGATCGTCGCGGTAATGCGTACTATTATCGCAACGACTTAATCATGGTGGGCGAGTTTCTGTACATCACCGACAGCACCCGCGAGTTGGTGTTGATGTCCAATTCCAAGGTCTATGAGGTCGATGACGACTTCAAGAAAGTGGCCGATGAGCTGCAGATACTGGGCGTGACCGAGGTCAGGCGCCGCAAGAGGGCTTATCACAAAGTCTATACACGTAAGTTCGACGCCAATGGCTGGATTGAGAAAGCCAGAGCCACAATATTTGAGAATTGGATACCTGTTATCCCTTGTTATGCGAATTTTAAGGTATTTGAGGATAAGGTGATTTATTGGGGCGTTGTCGAGAAGATGATGGATGCCCAGCGGGTGTTTAATTACAGCCTCAGCAGAGAAATTGAGGAAGGTGCCCTGGCCCCGAGACAGAAGTATTGGATGACTGAGGCCCAGACAGCCGGGCATGAGGCCGAGCTGGCAACAATGAACACCAACTCCGATCCTGTCCAGATGTACAACCCAGACCCGGAGGCCCCCGGCGCCCCACTGCAGTCTGGTGGTGCCATGATCAACCCCGGCCTGAGAACAATATCCGACACCATGCAGACTATCGTAGGCCAATCTGCGGGGATGTTTGCTGCGAATATGGGGGATAACCCCAACCTGCAGTCAGGTGTGGCTATCCAGGCCCTACAGGACCGGGGCGATACAGGAAATAACAAGTACATTACCGCTCGAGAGGTAGCCCAACGGCAGACCGCACGCATTCTGGTTAATGCTATCCCGAGGGTTTATGAGCCCAGCCGTCAGGTACGCCTCCTGAAGGAAGACGGGTCGATGGATATGGTGGTCATTGGTGAGCAGGTCCCCGACATGCAGACCCAGACCATGGTGACATTGAATGACCTGACCTCCGGCACCTATGACGTCGTGGTCTCGAGCGGGCCCTCGTTCAAGAATCGCCAGAACGAGACTGTTACCGCACTGACCGAGGTGGGTAAAATCGACCCATCCGTTATCGAGCTTGGTGGTGATATCCTGCTGGGCAATATCCCCTCGCCGGGGATGGACGACCTGGCCGCCAGGAAGCGCCAGCAGCTATTCCAGGCAGGGGCTATACCCGAAGACCAACTGACCGACGAAGAGCGCCAGCAGCAGCAGCAGATGGCCCAGCAACCGCCCCCGGAAGACCCGATGATGGTCGCTGCAAGGGCAGAGGAGCAGAAGGCCCAGGCTGACCTGGTTGAGGCACAGACCAAACAAGCCACTGCCCAGGCCGATATCCAGATCAAGACCAAGCAGATCGAGATCGATGCCTTCAATGCCGAGACCAACCGATTTGAGGCACAGGTCAAGCATGCCGAGGCTATGGCCAATATCAAGGGCAAGGGCGCACAGGCCGCTAAGGCATTGGCAGAGGCCGAAGCGCAAGATATTGAGAATGATGCCGTGACCAGTGGTGTGATGGATCTTGTAGAGAGTGTCTCCAATGGGTAAGGCTAAGGGCGTCAAAACTGCCTTAGATACCCTTGGCGGCATGGTTGATGACATATTTCATGTGGCAGCACCTGGCAAGTATGGTGATCGCGCCATTGAGGTTGTCAAAAACCCAGCAGGCAGTGACTATCAAAGACTCTCTAAAGAAATGCGCGACGAGGGGTTATTCTTTCAGCCAGGCGAGCCAAAGACAAGATTTACTATTGATGAGGGTGGCAATAGATATATCTGGAAGGCGCACGAAGCAACTCACCATGATATGGAGCCTGGAATAAGCCGCCAAGTTGGGTTTGGTGTTGACCAGAATAATCCAGAGGGCGTGAGTCAGGCAGTAGTGGCACGTAAAGATGCGAGCAGGGAGGCGTTAGCGGCATCCGAACCTGTCCTTGATGTGTCATATCGAGGGATTCACTCTGCCCCAATGAAGGATAGCGGTGCGCCCCTGCACGATATCACAGGCGGCGGCACTCATTACCCTGATGACGTTTATTCGCCAGAGGGTGTCAGGTACTACGGGAGCGGTGAGAATTACGACTATGAATCAATGCGCGTTATTCAATCGGCTAGAGGCAATCCAGACGGTAAAGTAACGATGTATCGGGCTGTTCCGTATGAGAAACAGCCCAGCGAACAATTAGCGGCACTTGAAAAGCAGATGAATGCCTACCAGCGGCGCGGCAACTCACCGCGAGGGTCAGACCTTAGTGGTAGTGAGTGGTACGACGACGCATGGGATAGGCGTGCAGCACTGCAGGAAACCCCAGATATCCCGGCAGACAAGCTGGGAATAAACAAAGGCGACTGGGTGACGCTAAGTCGAAGTTACGCAAAGCAGCATGGCGAATCCACCTTAAACGGCAAGTACAAGATAGTGTCCAAGAAAGTACCCGCCAAGGACTTATTTACCAGTGGTGATTCTTTCAACGAATTTGGCTATGGCAAGGAGGCCTTTGCCGCTGCCGCTGTAGGCATGGGCGCTGCTGTAGCTCCAGGGGAGGCCGAGGCTGGCCCCCTCAAGGTACTAAGCCATATCGATGATGCTGGCAAGAAGGTATACAAGACTGTTGTCGAGGCATGGCACGGTGGCCCGCACACCTTCCCAGCCGAACGATTGATTCGCAAGGCAGACGGAACCACAGAATATATCGTAGGAACGCCTGACGTATTGCCTGACATTCCAGAGGGTGCCGAGCTATTGCAGGACTATCCACTTGGCCGCATGAGGATGGACAAGATAGGCACTGGTGAGGGCGCACAGGCTTATGGGCATGGGTTGTATGCGGCTGATGCTGAAGACGTGGCGCGGGGGTATAGGGATACGCTGGAGGCAGGGAATATTGATGTTGCCCAGTTTGCGAAAGAGGCTGGCATTGACAACCCAAGCGCAAGCATTCGTGGAGACATTGTGCGCCAAGCGTTGACTGACAAAACACCAGAAAGAGCCGCGAGGTATGTGCAATACGGCAATTCTCAGGCAAGAGGCATGGATGTAGCCGATATAGAGACATTGATTGACAAGGTTAGAGGCTCAAAAGGCGCACTCTACCGCACCCACCTAGACGTAGACCCAGACACACTACTGGACTATGACCTGCCACTGAGTGAGCAGAGCGATGTGATTGATAAGCTTGGTATCCGCGAGGATATGGACAAATATTTAGTTAATGACGCAGAGCTAGGCGAGCTTATGCGGAATAATGGACTGGATACCCCGCGATGGAATGAGTTGGTAGAGGAGTCGAGAGAGCTAAGGCGCAAAATGGGTGTAGACCCGCACGGGAAAGGCG